GGTTAAAGAGTTTTCGATATACCATCCACCGGGACCTTTGAAGCCATGTGTCCAAATACGAACCCACGGGACATCTTCATTTACTGCTGCTGGGAGAAATCGAATTACTGCATATCCGTTACCAGACTTATCACGTTCCAGTTTCCAGATTCGTTCATCTTCATAGGAAGGTTTCTCTGCTAACTTCTCGACTTGTTTGGAAAGAGATTCCAAATTAGCCATGCGGTTCTTTTTCATATCTTTAAAACTTGCCATACTTATTACTCCTTATTACGTTATATTATTGTATTACTTTGTATCATCATATATCTGCTTCCAAGACTTCAGTATGAAATCTTTGCCCACCCAATACCCACAAGTACACCATCCCCTTTCTTATAGTGGAAGCTTTCCAGTCTGTTTCAACATATGAAGCGCTTGTGCTTCAACTTCTATTTTATCTTTAATGGATTGGTTCAACATCTTTGCTATAGCCTCTGGTTCAATTTCAGAAGTTTCTGCATAATGTAAAACTGCTTCCATATAAGATAACTTTTTATCTTTAACTATCTGTTCAATATTCAAATTTAAATCAATAGTCATCAATTATCACATTCCTCATAATCTGGATTTTTCACCCACATACCATCTTCATCTTGAATAAACATTGGTATTGTATCAGAGATGACTGTTGGTTTATATTTCTCTCCGTTACCAAGAACTTTAATAATCTCACCATCTTTCATTACAGTATCGCCCATTGTGATTTTCATATCTTCTCCTAATAAACAGTTTTTACACTATCGCATAAACCAAGCTTCTTTGCTTCTGTTGCACCCAACCACACATCTTGTGCTGGTAATAAAAATTCTCTAATTTTCTTTTCACTCAAACCAGTACACTTCTTATAATGACTAATCATTCGTTTAGTAGTCAATTCATATTCTTTAACTGTGGCCAATAGTTCGTGTTCTTTACCATAAGTCCCCCAAGAGTATTGATGAGAGAGTATAGAAGTATTTGGTGTTAAGACTCTGTATCCTTTCTCACCAGCCATGAATATTGCTATAGCAGCTGATGCTACACAACCAAGTCCAACTGTATGAACTGGAATTGCACTTCCCTTCATAGTATCTATAACAGCAAAGGCTGCTTGTAAATCACCACCTCCAGAATTAATAATCAACTGTAAATACTTTGGATATGGTTTTGCTATATTTTTTGATATAATAAATTGAATAACATCTTTACAAGTACTATCAGATATTTCATCCATCAGAAGGAATATACCACATTCTTCGACTGACGGCTGCGCGTCTACTTTCTTTTCCTTTGACATTCAGCTTTCTCCCTGTTTGAATTACCATCAATCGTTTAAATAATCTTTCCAAAAAATATGATCTCCAAGTTGCAATACTTTAATCATCTTGTTATTCCAATATGGATTAACATCTATTCTATGATAAAACTTTGCACCATTAAGAAAATCTTTCATGTCCCATGTTTTACCAAAGTGTTTAATATGAACACCCGGTCTTTTTAACATAGCTCTTGCAATAGTCTTGGATACTTTCCATGCTATTCTATCTCTTGGTGTATCTGATAGTCCATCACAATACCAAGAGAACTGACACATATGTTTTTTTATCTTACCATTACTATATCGTCTTGCTTGATGAATAACTTTACATATACTATTGGGGAACCTTCTACTCTCTACACGATTTATAGTAACGAGAGCAACAGCAATCTGACCCTTAGTAGTTTGATCTCTAGCTTCAAAATAAACATTCTGAGCCAGACACTTAACTTCATCTTGATAGTCATAAGATGTTGGTTCATAAGTTACCTTCTTAAATGCACTACAAGATACCAAAATAATACATAACAAAATAAGTTTCTTCATATCAATTCACCAAATAATAAATTATACCCCCAACAATATAAATTATTGTTGGAGCCAATATAAACTCAAGCATATCACCAAAAATATATAAGTCCCCAAATTATTCCACCCACTAATACTAAATCTGCTATTATCGACCATGTAATATATAATTTAAATAATAGTTTAGAATGTTTACTATTCTTTATTCGTAGGAGGAGGTTCCGCATTAGCATCCTCCTCTATTCCATTACCAGCTACATTTAATAAAAATTCTCTTTCCATATCAGTTATCTTTTTCTTTAATGGGTGATAGATTCTGTTAAACTTCAATCTCTCACCAAAAGTTATTCGTATACCTTTGTCTTTAACTTTCTTTTCTATCATAGCTAGTTTAGATTTCATCTTAACTAATGATACTGATCCTTCTATTAATTGTTCTTTAGTCCATTGTGTCATAGTATTTATAAAGAAAAAAGTGAAGGGGCCGAAGCCCCGACACAATCAGATCCTATCCCCAAAACTTAGAAAGTTTCTTACGGATAGAATAAACAGTCTTTGCACCACCGACAATATCTGCGTTCTTAAACGCAGTTTCACCAGTAGCAGGGCTAGTATAAATCTTAACCCATCGAGGCAAATCTGTTAGCTCGCATTCAGCTCGAGTCATAATGCGTGCATTCTTTCGACCAACTTTTGGTTGGCCATGTTTTACTGTCATACCCATACTTACATCTCCTTTAAAGGATTACAAAAACATGATGAAAATACTATACTCATTCATCATAACAACACAACCATTATACCATAATGGTGTTCGATATACAAGGAAGAAGTTATGGTGTTATCCATATACTATAAACTAACCACGGCAACATAACTACTGCTAGTATAATACCAAAATCAAATAATCTCATAGCTTTCCTCTTATTTAAATTTGTGATTGACCCACTTATAAAATACATACAGTCCCATCAAAAGTATGATATAAATGATCCCATCAAACCACGGGATTTCATTTAGAAAATCTGCTGTATCACCTGACAATTCACCTATCATAACTTCTCCTTTTAAAACCAGCGGGGACGGAGAATCGAACTCCGATCTTCAGATTGGAAATCTGTAATAATACCATTATACTATACCCGCAAATAAATTAGGTGAGGGTTTCTGTTTCGAGGTACCCTCGGACCCAAAGCCGCTTATGCAGCTAATGCTAAATCGTAATCATTAGCAGTTGTATTGTGATTGATGTTTTACAAGGCCAACAATCATCCTTGTGCTGTCTTATAGTTTCCACAATCCAATCGATACCTGTTCGCCCCCCTTTGCGTTATTGGTGGAGGCGCCGGGAATCGAACCCGGGTCTTGAAAAACTTTCACTCTAAGATTATACAGCAATTCTTTTATGTAACAACACTTTGTTGAATCATATATGTAACTTCATTACACATATTTTCTATTGTACTATTATTATGAATATACAAATCAACATTATCTGGTTTCAAACCACCCTCACTTGAATGTCTATTCTCAATAATATCTTGTTTATCTCTGACTATATTTATAATAACTCCTCCTCTATTGCGTATGAAGATAGCTTCGTTGTCAAATCGTACATCAGTAATCACAACTGTTCTCCCAGGAACACTTTTAATAAATATCTCAGCATTCTTAATCCAAATAGCAGGGTCTATACCACGACCCACCTCTGTACCAAGTAACTGCCAAATCTTTCTTGGTGATATACCCCAAGGCTCTATTGGAACTTCTTTGTTTGCAATCTGGTCATCAGTCAATGCGAACATAATCTTTGCTCCCTCTTTAAGAGGCTTGGCAAAATAATAATGCACACAACGATATTCATCACACAAGTATTTACCAAGTGTATCTTTACCTACACCAGCTTTACCAGAAATACCAATTAACATAGGCTGTCCTTTTGAATTTGATAAACCAAAGATAGGGAACATTATTTACTCACTCCTTTCCAATGATCTGGGCCTCGTTTGATTTCGTGTTTCCATTTGTGATTTGGAAACTTACCATCCTTATCTCTAACGGGAGTATAGTTCTCCAATTCATTCCGATACACTTTTGCATCAAACTTTTTCTCAAAATATTCTTTTCCAACTTTAAACAAGCGTTTCATTAGAACTCCTTAGAAAAATGGGGCAACAACATAACCAATAAACAAATATACACCAGTACCAATCAAAACAATTTCAATCATTTTAACACCTCATAGTTAAATGTTCTTGTAATTAAAACTTCATTCAATTCTTCATCTTTATATAAAACAGCTGTAACAACTTCTTGACTTGGAGGACCTGTTATCTTAAAATGAAATGGATAACCAGCACCTCCAATATTGTAAATTTTATTCTTTTGAATATAATTATCTTTTAAATGTGGATTAGGAAATACCTTTGTTGGTATATCGTTTGTCATTCTCTGTGAATGAATGGTTAAATATCCAGACACATCAGATTGAACAAAGAAAACTGCCTCTTGTCCAACTTCAAATTTTTTCTTATCTAATGCAAATTGAAACTTATACTCTTTAAATTTCTTAAACGTAACATCTAATGTTTCCAATCTTCCAAACAAATCCTTCTTAAGCTTATGATTAAATCGTTTAGACAAAGTAAACAGATCGACTTCAGCTTTAACTATTGCAAAATCATCCTCAACTGTAACATTATTTGTCTTTACTTCACACACACCTTTATCATTACTTGAAATTCGACTAACAAAATTATAAGAATTACCATAAAACTTAATAGGCAAATTGCGTAAAGCTTGTCCATCATAAGTAATCTTTACAACAAACGATTCAAGATCATCTATCTTTTCAACTTCAATATTACCAACAATCGACTGTACCTTCTTCTTAAAATCAATTGCTGATGGTATGTTAGTGGATACTGCTGGAACTTCTGGAAATAAACTTACACTTTTGTAGGTTCGTAACAAGGGCAATAACTTAGAACTTTCGTTATACCCATCATAATAATACACAAGAGATTTTAAAACTTCTCCGTTGGTATGAAATAAATTAGCTTGACTCATAGTTAAGTCAATTGTAGAAACAACCATATCAACTTGATCTTGTATCATAGCCAACACATCTTTGCGTTTAACTACTGCTAGTGAATAAAACACTTTCTTTTCAGAATCATACCAACCATCTTTAATTTGTACTCCTTCTAAAAGAGTATCTGTTTCAGTCTTGACAAACGATTCTATGAAAGACCCATCATTACTATTATAATCTTTCATAACAGAAGCTATCTTAAAACGAATGTTCTTTGCTAACTCTGCTCTTGCCGACTCACTTGCTGATACTGTATTCTTTCCAGAAAAACCAACCCCAACAAGATACTGTGCATGAACAAATTTATTGTGTTCTCTACCCAGTACCCAATCGGGTGGTTCTGGAGAATTTTGAACTAGTTGTATAACTGATTCAACTTCTGGTATACTACCAATCGTTGAACCACCGGTTGTTACACAACCAGACAACATTATCAGGAATAACATAATATAATGCATAACAAAATCTCCAATTCAAAGATTATTCTTCTTCAGCAAAAAAGCTTTGGCCGTGCTGAAGCTTTAATGCATCTGCTTCCATTTCTTCATGGAGTTTGTCAGCACGTTCTTTAATGTCTTTACGCACTTGTGGTGGCAACTGTATAAATTCTTCTGCTTGTTCAACATTACGTTTAAAAGCATCATAATCTAAACGTGCCAACGATAACATTTCCATACGTTCTGGAATCTCAAAGTGGTCTATAATAAGAACCCCTCTAAGAGTAGAAGCAACTACAACTTTAATTGCTGCTTCAGAGTTCTGCTCTTCAGCAGATGTTGCAAAATTACCAGCAGTAGTATGTGCCTGATAATCTTTTGTTAACGACTGCGTGTAATACTTAAACACTTTAGCAAGGTCTGCTCTTGCTCGATCATCAGCAATCTGTCGCTGTAGTGAAAAGTTCTTAATTCCAGTTGCTGAACCAACACCATAAAATGCTTTACCCTGTTTATCAGTAAAAGCACCACCTCCACTAAGAACCCATGCTGGGGGCTTATAATCTACTAAAGCTTTCGGAGGTTCTGGTATTGATGGAATCGTGCCACAGGCACCCAACAAGAAAATCAAACTAATCATAATAAAATGTTTCATAACTTCTCCTTTAAAATTTCCGTGGATGGCCATCACCACTTGATGATGAATCATTTTCATACCACGAATCAGTACCACAACGAATATTAACTGCAAGCTTTACAGTAAACACATCATAATTTGCTATCTTGTTCTGTTTTTCGATAATGTTTGTACTACCACAATTTATACAATCAACTCTATAATTATCCAACTTAGCACTTAAAGCAACTGGAATACTTACCAGTTGATATTGGTTATTCGCTGCCTCATTATGAATAACAGGAATATCCATTCGACTACTGCATGATTGGCAATACGCAAGAACTGTATCGTAAACATCTTGGGGCTCTAACTTATAGGGACACTTTTCATCCATAACAAAACACTCCAATTAATCATTTAATATACTACCATTATA